AACGAGAGGGAATTCTACATTGGTAAGCACCAGCAAGGTGATCAATTGAGTATTCGCGTGTACTGCAAGAAGGGGCCAGAGAGAAATGAAAGTTACCAACAATCACAACCTGCCGCCGACCATCGTTTCGGCACTGAGTCGTGATGACTACACCCGTGGTAAAAGCCATCGGTCTGTAACTCAGCTAATCGACTCGCCACAGGTACGCATCCTGAGAGAGCGTCACTGGGACAGTCTTACCGAGGATGTCAGCGAAAAGATGTGGTCTGTGTTGGGCACTGCGGTACACAAAGTGTTCGAGGATCACACCGAGGGCGATGTCATCAGCGAGGAGAGACTGTTCGTTGAGCTAGATGACTGGGTCATCAGTGGTGCCATCGATCTGCAAGATGCACGAGGCATCGTGGACTACAAATGCACCAGTGTGTGGTCAGTCATCCATGACAAGATCGAGTGGGAACTTCAGCTTAACGCATACGCTTGGCTGATGCGCCACGCCAAGAACGTCAACCCGCAAGAGCTACGCATCGTGGCAGTCATGCGGGATTGGAATCGCAGGCAAGCAGAAAGTGATGCTGGTTATCCACAGGCACCTATCGCTGAGTTGTCCATCACCCGATGGTCAGACAGTGATCAGGATACATACATGGAAGGACGCATTGCTCTGCATCAATTCGCAGAGTTCCGAAGCTTTAGTGATGAGTCATTACCTCCATGCACAGACGCTGAACGCTGGACACGTCCAACAACCTACGCCGCCAAGAAGACAACGAGCAAACGTGCGCTCAAGGTGTTTGATTCGATGGAAGAAGCCGAGTCTTTTCTTGTGCAGCGTGGTCACGGCGACAGCAAGTGGCACTCGGTAGAGGTGCGTCACGGAGCGCATGTGAGGTGTGATCAGAACTGGTGCCGTGTTGCTGAGTTCTGTGATCAGTATAAGGAGAGCGCATGATAGAAATGGATAAGAAGGTGTACGAAAAGATGGTAGCCATCTGGAGCATCACCCGAATCCCTAGTTTGAAGATGAGTCCAACCGCAGGAGAGGTGCATTTCAGTTGGGCGAAAGGACGAATCGATGAGATTCCGTTCAAGGTGTTCGATGAACTGGCACCGATTGAGGTTGTAACGTTAATAGAAAAAAAGATGGAGAAAAACTATGGCATCAACGCCAAGCAATACAGAGCCGACCTTTCAGGATATCTGGCAGACCCTTTCAGCAGTCAACGTTGAGTCTTTCGTAGAGACTAAGATGGGCCTGCGCTACCTGTCATGGGCGCACGGGTGGATGACCCTGATGGATCATTACCCCAACGCAATCATGGACTTTCCTCACAACGAAGTGCATGAAGACGGGAGTGTCACAGTGCATTGCTCAATCGTGATCGGCACGTTGGCTCGACACATGTGGCTGCCAGTGATGAACAACAAGAACCAAGCCATCGTCAGGCCCAACGCACGGGACATATCCGATGCCAAGATGCGGTGCCTAGTGAAGTGCATGGCGTTATTTGGTCTGGGCATGTACGTCTACGCTGGCGAGGATCTGCCTCAAGCAGAGCAGCCTGTTGCTGAAGTCAAAGGCAAGCCAGCAAAGAAGCCTGAACCGAAGAAGACCGAACCCGACGAGGAAGGTATCGACTACAGCGAAGAGGCTCATGCCCAAGCGTTCTTAAAGATTTGGAGCGACTGGCTGCCCGAACATTCTGATGTGGCAGGTCTGTACCGTAACAACAAAGGTACGATCACCACTATTCAGAACCATCACCCTGCGATCTACGAAGAGATTAAGCAGGCTTACCAACGGCGCAAGGCTGAGATAGCTGACGCCAAACAAGAAGGAGAAGGCTAATGCCTGATTATTCACTCGCTGAGAAAAGCAAAGGAACCCTCTACAACGAGGGTGCCAAGCGCACGTCCGATAAGTCTCCGCACTTCAGAGGGAAGGTTGTAATCACCCGCGAACAGGCGAAACATATTGCAGCGCACTTTAAGGGAGACCCAAACCTAGAGTCCGTGGACTTCCGCCTCGCGGCTTGGAAGAACCAAGGGGACAGCGGGGTTTACCTCAGTCTTAACGGGGAAACCATGCCACCTGACGGCGCACACGCAGCACCACCGCCTGCGCCTAAACCAGTAGCACAGGACAACTTCGATGATTTCGAGGATGACATCCCTTTCTAGACTCGTCTCAGGGACACTTCGGGACTGAGGCGTACAAGTTGCACCGAAGGGAATCGCCAACAACCAGTGCTGACGCAGCTAGCGAGATCAACACCACGTTCCTTGAGGAGATGGTGTTCAGTGTGATCGAGAGCCACGGCGGTGCCGGATGTATCAGTGACGATGTGAGGGCAGCCCTATCCGGGCTGTCCTATTCGTCAGTGACGGCACGATACAAGGCGTTAGCAGAGAAGGGGATGATCATATACCCCGGAAGTAAACGTAAAGGAGAGAGCGGCAGAAGCCAACGAGTGATGATTGCTCGGACGATGGTGCCGCATAGTAAAAGGAAGCTATACAGTGGAAAACTTGAAGAAGGAAAAGGCCGCGAAGCGCGGTAAGAAAGTTAGCAGGGAAGTCGTTAATCACTTGGAGTCGATGGTTGGATCAAGCGTGTCTGACTGGGGAATGTCTAGGACAGCAGCGATCAATGAACTGTCCCAGCATGTGGGAGTGTCGTTTAACTCGCTAAAGAAGGTGCTGGAAAATGATCGTCATCGTGTCTTTTCAAAGACGTATGAACGCATCGTTGATTGGTACAAGAGGGATACGGACGTATCGTCGGACATACTAGAGGTGTCGCCTCACGACATAGCAAACAGCCCCACACACTACACCGACAGCGGTATCGAATGTATCGATGCTATGGTCGCAGTGTTTGGCGAGCAGCGCGTCAGGGAGTATGCAGAGATCTCTGCGTTCAAGTACAAGTGGAGGGCTGGCAAGAAAGGCAACGAGGCAGATGCCTTGATAGATAAGGCCAAGGACATCTGGTACACCCGCTACTCAATGGGCGACGATCCACGGAAATGAAAACGTTAGCCGCCACACTGCTAGTGTTCGTTGCGATGTGCGCTCACGCGCACGTCCATCAGTGGGAGCTTGTAGGTAGCTACATAGGTGAGAGTGGAGACCAGATCTGTGTCTGGTCTTGCACTTTCTCAGGACAGGATCACATGATCCAGACGATTGGCTGCTGGAACCCTAACGACTAGGTCACCGCAGACCAGACCCAAGATCAATTGCAGGGATCTCTATGTTCTCCCGCATTCTTGGCACAACCTCAAGATATCGACGCTTGCGTATCTCCACCTCTCTGATCCTCTCCTGCTTCTCTTCGGGAGAGATATCCATACGGCGTATCGCCTGCTCTTCCTTTCTGAGATACGACAAGCCACGCCGGATCTCCGCTTGCTCACTATACATCGGCAGCAGGTACTCTCTACCAGCTATGTACCTCTTAGCCTGCTCTGGTCTGTCAACACGCAGCTTGCTGTACGTCTTGTACACTTCGTCCACATAGCCAGCCATGTCGTAGAACTCCTCGGTTCTCCCTGCGCCAAACTCTCTTGTAAAGAATCGTCGCAGCAATGGACTGTCGTATATGGGTCGTGCCGGTAGAAGCTTGGTTTTGTCCCCAGTAAGAGTCTCAGATTTTAACACCAAGTCAGACAGCGCAAGCACATAGCCGCCAATCGTTCCGGTGTATCCTCTGATCAGGTGATCCATCTTGATGGGACTGATACCAAACAGTCTCCCCGCTTCCTTTGATAACTCAGACGTGCTGCTGAGAACTTGGGCCTCTCCAGCAAGACTGCTAGCTATGTATTGAGGGACAATGGCTCTGCCAGTAAATGAGTTGTAGTTTGCTACCGTTTCTATTATCGGGGATATCGCCTGCGGCCCAGTCAACGGAAATTCTAAGGTGCTGACGACCGCCCTTTCTAATGACTCAACACTCTGTCTGCTCGTCGTGTCGCCGGTCATTGAGCGCATCATGCGTTCTGGCAGGGTCTTGAACAGTAAGCCAACTTCAAATGGGATTGGATATTTCAGCGCAGGAATATCTCCCGGCATAGGAATGATCCAGTTGTTGTCCTTTTCTTCTTCCGTTGCTTCTTGATAATCCTCTGAATCGCTAACCAGTAGGTAATACATTGCACTGGCCGAGGCAAGAATGCCTGCTCTTGCGATGAATGAGCCTACCGCTTTGCGTCTGCTCAACTCTTTGTTCGAGCTTCTGACTCCAGTCGCTGCGTTCAACAGCAGATCTAGACCTTGAATTCTTGCGTTGAGGAATGGTATCGCTGTAGTCAGCAATCGCATCACAGGGTGTGAGCCACGGCGACCAAAGTTCATTACCTCTAATGCTTGGAACTCTGCCTCTGCCCTGTCTCCTGTACGCGCAAGCACATCATCATGAACAGCCTTGCGGGTAGCAAAATCTGACCTAGTTGTTATATCACCTAGACCATCCCAGAATCCCATCAGAAGTTTTGTGGTAAGACCTCTGTCATCCTTGATCTCTCCCTGCTTTCGCAGTTGCGTAGTCATGAACTTGCCTATGTCAGCAGGATCTTTCGAGAAGTCATACCCGCCGACAACGCCAGACCGTTCAAGCTCTGACATGTCTTTCGCAAAACCACGGAGAGTGTCTATGATTGGAACGAAGTCAGCGCCAGAAGTCTGATACGCCGACAGCGTGTCTCGCATCATGTTAGCAGCAACAAACGGTGGCGCTCTTGTGACGGTCTCGCGCAAGAAGTTAGCGGGAGCGCCAAATATATTGTTGAGGAAGTCGTAGCCAGCACCACCCTCCATAGGTTGAAGAGACGTAAAGACTAGCGGATCGTCAATGACAAACTTCCTGTCTTTGCCTTGAACCCTGAAGGTAACAACGTTAAGACCCTTGCCTGACTTGCCCTTTGGCAATTCGTAAGCAAGACCATAACGTACCATATTCCGTACCACTCGCTGCTGGGCCACGTTGTTCATGCCCATGCTGATTGCGGCAGCCATGTTGGTCGTGATCGCATCAAGCAACGGTACGTTGAGCGCGGTATCAGTGCCTGTTAT